ATTGACACGATTGATCGTATGGCCAACACTGGTGGTGTTCGTGCCACAGCATCAAGAACACAGAGTGGCATTGCCTTGGAAACAGAATTCCAATTATTGAATGCCCGCCTCAGTGAAAAAGCCGATTGTTTGGAACTAGCAGAAGAACAACTATGGACCTTGTTTGGCTATTACCAAGGCACTGAATTTACCGGATCCATCAAATATCCAGACAACTTCTCAATACGTGATGTTCAACGTGAATACACAGAATTGAACACTGCCAAGTCTGCAGCATCAAGTCCAGAGGTGTTGTCAGTTATCGATTATCGCTTACGTGAATTGTTAGATGATCCTCAACTGCCAGCAGAACCTATTACACACGTTACTGCACAGGGATTCACCGCAGAAGGCCCACAGAAGACTGGTCCGCAGTCTGCAGGTCAAAGACCTCGCAGATACTTTAGTTCAACCACAACAGGATTAGAATAATATGGAAAAACTTATTCAATGTATGTTGGTAGCATTTGCCAATAACTTTACATTCTATCTAAAAGCACACAATTATCACTGGGCAGTTAGTGGTGAAACATTCAAACAGGATCACGAATTCCTTGGTGAAATATATACCGCTGCACAGGAAGCCATTGATGACTATGCCGAACAACTGCGTCGCATTGGAGCATTTCCGCAGGGTGATATCAAAGAAATTGTTGCCAATAGTTCAATCATTGATGCACCCTTAAATCAAATGACTGAAGCCAATCTAATGTATCTAAACTTATTGGCTGATTTAGAAGTTATGGTCGCTTACTTACAAGATACCTATGATGAAGCCGGTCGTGTTCGTGAATATGGCCTACAAAACTTCTTAGCTGAACGCATTGATGAACATCGCAAACAACAATGGATGTTGACAGCATCAGTTGTGGATGAAAAGGATTATGTAGTTCCAGGCACTACACCGGAACCAAAAGACCCTGCAGAATATTGCCATAAGATGATGAATCCTGACACAGGACTTATGGTTGAAGTAGAGAATCCTGATGAACACGCAGCCGCCGTTGCTGCAGGATATACCAAAGAAGTTCAAGACTAAAGGAGAATATAAAATGGCTCTCAAAAAAGGTTATTCACAAAAGACAATCAGTCGTAACATCAGTTATGAAATGCGTAAGCATCCTTCAATGGGGCAAAAACAGGCTGTTGCCATCGCATTAAGCACAGCTAGAGCCGCTGCACCAAAAAAGATGAAGGCAAAGTTTACTAAAAAATAATATGCCAGTTCATCGCGTTCAAACAACACGTAATGGTCGTAGTGTCACAGGTTATCGCTGGGGACAACACGGTCACGTTTACACAGGTCCTGGAGCCCGAGAACGTGCAGCACGTCAAGGTCGTGCTGCCTATGCTGCAGGTTATCGAGGAAAAAGCAAATGAAAAAAAAGCCACCAAGTAAACCTATTAGACCACCGAAAAGATATTAATCCTATAAATATCTTTTCCGTAGGACTAGATCCTACACAAAACAACAACTCTGAAAGGGAGGCAAGGCAACAATGTCCGAAAATACGTTGGCAAATGATGACACTGGGTCAGATACAGATAACAACCAGGTAAGAACCTATACACAAAAAGAAGTTGATGATATGATGGCCAGGACCCGTGGTTCTGTTCAGAAAAAATATGAAAAACTTCTTAATGAACTAGGTGACATAGACGAACTTCGTCAATTACGGCAAAATCACGAAGCACAAGCGTTGGAACTCGAGAAAAAGCGCGGAAACTTCGATAAGATTATGGCTGATTTAGCTGCCAAAAAAGACGAAGAAATTAGGAAGAGAGACGAGATTATTCGTAACTACACCGTGGATGTGCCATTAGTTTCAGCAGCAGCTCAACTTCGTGCAGTCAATGCCGAACAGGTCAAGCAGTTGTTAAAACCACAGGTCAGGTTAAATGAATCTGGAGAAGTTGAGGTTCTCGATCAAAAGGGAACTGTTAGATACACGGATCAAGGACAGCCTTTCGGAGTGAATGATTTAGTAAAAGAATTCTTAGACACTAATCCTCATTTTGTAAGCCCAGGACCAAGCACAACTCACAGCCGTAGTAACATTAGTCAAGTTAATCAAAAATTAGATCTGAGCAAGTTGGATATGAAGAATCCTGAACATCGACGTTTATACAAGGAAAGTCAACGTGCTCAAGGTCGCACAATTTAACTTTTAAGGAATTAAAATGAGTTATCCATCAAATCAAAATTCCAGCGTTAACAGCGAATTATTTGCTCCGCTGGTTGTTCAAGCCGAATACGCTGCCTACGAAAACTCAATTGCTCGTCAATTGGTTCGTGTTTTCGACGTTCCAATGAATGCTGGTAAGGTTGTTCAAGTTCCTGTTTGGGCTAGCATCTCCGCTGAAATCATCAGTGATGAATCAGCTGCTAACCTATTGCAGACCAATACAACTGCTCCTACAATCACATTGACAGAACACGTTGTTTACAATCAAGTAACAGATATGTTACGTGATTCAGCGTTCCAAGACGTTATGAGCCAATTAGGTGACCAAAGCGGTCGTGCTATTGCTGAAAGTTTAGACACTCAAGTATTCAGCGAGTTTGCTAACTTCTCTAGCGACATTGGTTCTACTACAACTGAACTAACAGTTAACTTGCTATTGCAAGGTGCTGCAACTCTACGTAGCCGTAAGTTGACAGGTCCTTTCTTCGCAGTTGTTCACCCAAATTGTGCTTACAACTTGAAGAAACAATTGACCACAACTCTACCATACAGTGGAGCTAGTGCTGGTGCTCAACTTGGTGCTATCACTGACATTGGCAATTCAGTTCTTTCCAACTTCTATGTTGGTCAAATGGCTGGTATCCAAATCTTTGAAAGTGCATTAGTTGCCGCTGACTCTACTGGTGGTGCTACAGCATACAAGAACGGTGTATTCGCTATGAATGCACTAGGTCACGCAATGCGCGGTGGTATTGATATGAACACATTGTATCTACCTGCTGCTCGTGCAACCGATGTTGTATTGAAGGCTGTTGCTGGTGCCGGCACACTACATTCTACTTGGGGTGTTCGCATCACATCAGAAGGCACAATCAACTAATACACAAGATAAGGAGAACGGTAATGGCTTTCATTTATTCAGCGGGTAATGTAATCAGTTTTGCTGATGCTGACGATGTGCATAACATTGATCAGCGTGTCTTTGAAGCCAATGAAGGCCTTACCGATGCAATTGTCGAAGAAGTTTTAATTCGTGGCACAACTCGCATCATTCAAAACTTTGGAGCCAGTGACTGGTGGAGAAGTTATTATATCAGAATGAGTGGTGGCACCTATGACCCATTGATCTATAACAGTTTGGGTCTATTGCCAATCCCTGATCCTGATCCTAATAAAATCCTAGCCCGTCAAGCAGACTTCACAGACCTCTGTGTTTACTATAGTCTCAGTTATTATCTACTACCTAAGATCGCAGATTTTAGCCAACAAGATAATGCCGAGCGTGTAAAGATAGGTTTCTTCAATGAAAAATATCGTAGTCTATTCCAAGAATTGATTGATGATGGATCTTGGTATGATTGGGACAATGGTGGAACCATTACCAATCAAGAAAAGATGGTGTCAAGAACTAACATTATTAGAGTAAGATAATGAGAGATCAACTCCTAACCGCGATCACAACTGCCACCAGCACACTTACCCAGTTTGCTGTGAGCCAAGAATTACCTTGGGATCAAAATGGCACAGCTCTGTTCAGAAAAAATATGAAGAGAGTCTATGTGGATCACACGTATACAGAAGAGACCACATTATATCCTACTTTGGATAATAGCAATGTTCTTACAGATCGAAGTATTTGTAATGCTTGGGTCTGTGTGGATGCAAAAAATCCTCCTAGTCAATTGGATCAACTTATCGCCAATGTATTAGCCTGTAAAGACCGGACCGGTATAGTTAATTTTCAAACCGAAAGTGACTATACCTTGGACAAACAAGAAGATGTTTTAATCTTAAACTTTGAGTTTAGGCTTGAAGCAGTAAAAACATAAGGAAAAATTATGAGTTATATTAACGTATCAAGTCCAACCAGTCGTGCTATTCTGCAACTTTCCACAGCTTCAATCGCAAGCACAAGCAGTGGTTATGTAGTTCCAGCACTTCAGGATATCACCGTTTCTAATAGCAACGGTATATTCAACTGGACACAATTGGACAGCACCAGCCAATTGGCTGTGGCAACCCCTGCTACTAACCAAGTATCAGGCAATCTTGTTGTTGATAGTTCAACATTCTTCGCAGCCACTAACGGCGTCGATGGAATTTTTGATCTAAGCAACAACAAGACCTTGGTCTACTTCCGTGTATATTTCAACGGAAAGACCACAGGAAGCCGTTATATGAGCGGTAGCGGATATCTAAGCAATTTGGCTCCTAAAGTAAGCCCAACTGCACCTGTGTGGGTAACACCATTCCAGATCAGTGTAGATGGTGATCTTGCTGGTGGCACAGTTTAATCTTAGATTGCGTCAAACAAAGGCATCTTCGGATGCCTTTTCATTTATGTGGGTAAATATTATACAGAAAGGTCAACAGGTTAAAAGATGGAAATTGAAGATTATAGCAATGATGCTCTACGCAGAGCATTAGAAGCAGAGATAGCCAAAAGCACCAATGAACTACGCTGTGCTCTTGGTGATATGGAAAAGATAAATGCTAGACTAAGATTTTGTTTGCTAGCATTAAACACAATGAAAGATCGAAAGGACCAAAGATGAAACTCAATCAATTAATAGCAAAACCACAACTAATCAAATGCGTCTTGGATGACGAAGAAACCGTAAAAGAATTCGGTGAACCCTTAGAATGGTGGATCTGGGATCGACAACCCATTGATGCATTCTTAAAGTTTGCCACTGACACAGGTTCAAATTCTGAACAAATTGTTCGCATTCTAAAAGAAATGGTTTTGGATGAACAAGGACAACCAATGCTCACAGGTGAAAACACATTACCAACTCGTGTGTTGATGCGTGTTATGGGTAAAATGACAGAAGCATTGGGAAAATAACTGCTGCTGAACCAGAGAAAGAGGGTATGAGAATAAGTGCAATCCTAAGTATAGACACAATGGCACAACGCTATGGTCGATTGCCCAGCGAGATTCTCAATGATGCCACAACATTTGATCTATTCATTTGTAACAGTGCCCTTAGGTATCAGCAGAATAAACAACAAGAAGCTGAAGGCAATTTTGATCACTATAGCCTAGATGAATTGACAGCAATTAAGGACAGTGTATGACCATATCAGTAAAATTAGATACCAGTAAATTGGACTTAAGAATTCGTCGTCAACAGCAGGCCTTGGCACAATTGCCTGGTCAAGCCCTTGATCAGTTTCGCAGATTAACACCTATCAAATCAGGCAATGCAAGATCAAACACAGATCTATCTGGCAATAACAAACAAATTATTGCCAACTATGCTTATGCACAGCGGTTGGACAATAATTGGAGCCGACAGACACGAGGACAAGGTATGGTCAAGCCATTCAAAGCCTGGTGGATAAAACAAATTAAAAGAATAGCAGGATTAAAATAATATGGCTGATACCACACTCTCAGTTGATGTTGACACTAAACAAGCCAACTCAGCATTAGAAGGCCTTAAAGCGGCTTTTCTTGGACTTATTTCTATCGCCACGCTTAAAGCACTAGCGGATTTTAGTGATGGTATAACAAATATAAACAATAGGATCAAAAGTCTTGCACCAGACTTAGACGCAGCTAATAAAAACTTTGATGCCATTGTGGGCATTGCAATAAGTGCCAGAGCACCATTAAGTGACGTTGCTGGCTTATTCACTAAACTGCAGGTTACCACTAGAGATTTAGGTATTAGCACTCGAGATGTTGCAAGAATCACTGAAACACTTACCAAGGCTATGGCCATAAGTGGAACCAGCACTGTGGAAGCACAAAGTGCTATGTATCAGTTTAATCAAGCTCTAGCATTAGGTGTATTCCAAGGTAATGATCTTCACTCTATGCTACAGACTATGCCAAAAATTATGCAAGGTTTTGCCGACAGCATTGGTGTGCCATTAGGTGCATTAAGAGATCTAGGATCTACTGGCAGTATTACAGCGCAAATGGTTGTAAAATATTTGAAAGGTATAAGTGACCAAGTAGATAAAGACTTTGCAAATCTAAGTCCAACATTTGCTGGATCATTTAATACACTTAAGACCAGTGCCAGTGTAGCTTTTAATGAATTTGAAAAAAATACACAAACTGGACAGAACCTAGCTCTAAGCATTGAATATATTGCAATGCAAATTTACAAGTTAAGCAAGAACGTTGATGCAGTAGTAACACCATTAAGATATTTGGTTGAAATTGGTCTAGCATTGTTGGCCTTTACCGCAGTGGGAAGAATTTTTGAAGCCATTGGTGGAGCCATTGCTGGTGTTGGTGCTGCTGCAACTAACACAGTTACCGCAGCAAGAGGATTGATGACAACCTTTGAAGCAACTTGGCAATTAATTTCAAAATTTGTTCAAGGATTATTACCATCATTTCAAATTTTTATTCAGGCGTTAGGAACAAGATTTGGTTATTTGACATCGCAAGTAGGAGCATTAACTGCTTCATTGACAACACTTGGAGCCGGTGTTCTTGCATTTTTAGGTCTTGATAAGTTTTTTGACAAATTTAGTAAAAAAGAAGAAATTGCCAGTGTTAAGGAAGAATTGGCCAACTTTAGAAAAGAAATGGCTGATGCGGCTAAACAAACAGAAGATAGTGCCAAAGCAGACGCCCTAAAAACATATCAACAAGAAAAGGTAAAATACGCAACTAGTCTAGCAACTTTAGCAAGTCGTCAACAAACTGATGTATTAAAAGATAATTTAGATCGAGTTAAAGACAAATTAAAGTTTGATGCTGAACAAATTATTCTTGCTGGTGAATTTACCAACAAGAGCAAGGATCAAATTGAAATAGACACTGCATTGCGTGACTTAAATTATGAAAAACTTGATTCTATTCGTAAATTAACACAAGAACAAGAAAAATTAAGAAAAGAATTAACAAATCCAGAACTTTTACAAGGTGAAAATGCTGGTAATCAAGTTAAAATTATTCAAAATAGAATTGCAGTCATTGGTCAACAGATCGTTAAAGAAAGAGAATTATATGATCAACAGGCCAAATCTTTACCAAGTTATATAACCGCTTTACAATCAGCCAAATTATTAGAAGAAAATAGGCGTATAACCACAGAACAGACTATCAAGCAAATTGAAGAACAAATTGCTCAAAGTCAAAAACTTGGTGACTCATTGCGTAGTATTAGTGATCAAAAAATTAGCATAGATTTTGAAGCTGGTCAACGTGGTCGCGGCAATGTAGAAAAACAAATTGAAACCATTAAGGAAAATGCACGCAAGGCCGCATTAGAAGCTGGTCGTGCTTTTAGTCAAGCATTTGCAGATACTGGTGATGGACTAACACCTGAACGAGCACAGGAATTAGAAAAAGGATTACAAAAGATTACCGATGGCTATAAAAAGATTGCAGATCAACAAGTTAATAATTTGAAGGCCAGCAGGGAGTGGGACACAGGTTGGAAAGAAGCATTTGCAAACTATACCGAAAATGCACAAAATGCCGCAGAACAGGCTCGAACATATTTTGAAACATTTACCAAGGGTTTTGAAGATGCTCTAGTAAAATTTGTTGAAACAGGTAAATTAAGTTTCAAAGACCTAGCCAATAGCATTATTGCTGACTTTATTAGAATACAAGTTCGTCAACAATTAAGCAGTCAAACAGGATTATTAGCAGGATTGTTCAGTTTTGGCAAAAGTTTATTTGGTCTTGCTGCAGGTGGACCTACCAATGCTAATCAACCCTACATTGTGGGTGAACAAGGTCCAGAATTGTTTGTGCCTCGAACAGCTGGAACCATTGTGCCTAACAATCAATTAAGCAGTGCAGCACCTATGGTCACTAACGTAAGTTATTCAATCAGTGCTGTGGATGCTAGTTCATTTAGACAATTGGTAGCACAGGATCCACAGTTTATCTATAACATTACCGAGGTAGGTCGTCGTAGTGTTCCATCACGGAGATTAGCATAATGACATTTCAAACCATAATTGATTCGGCTGCTCAAATTGAATTTGATCGTCGTAGGATCATAGGACAAACAGTTAGTCGCAGTCAAAGAATTAAAACTGCAGAACGTGCTGCCACACAACCTTGGACTTTGACTGTGACACCCAGTGCTAGATTTAATTTTACTCGCAATCGCGCACTGTTAGAATCAATCACAGTCTATGATCGTGCCACAGAATGCCTAGTCAATCTTGCTAATAATCCTAATCTCAGTTATCTAACCGCATATCAAGGTGAAATGGATCCTGTTGATTTTGCAGCATTGACCATAACCAATTTTACTGCAACTTCAGTGACCATTGGTGGTTTACCTACAACATCTACCAGCACAGTCATATTCCGTGCAGGAGATTGGATACAACCCGCTCTAAGTCGTTATCCTTATACCATAACTGCAGATGTAGTTAGAGGCACAGGGACTGTGGTAACTGCCACTGTGCATAGACCTTTGATCTCAAGTGAAGCGACTACCATAACAGGCGCAGTATTGATCGGAAACAGTTGCACTCTGCGTGTGGTAGCTGCACAGATACCAACTTATACACTAGTATACAAAGATCAATTTCAATTTAATGACGCATTCAAATTTGTTGAGAAAATTATATGAGCACGACTATTCCAGCATTACAAAATAGTCGCATTCGTCACGGAATGTTGATAAAATTAACCATCAATGGCACAGTCTATACCTTGGCTAACACTTATCGTCCCATTGTCTATGCTGGTGATAACTATCAGGCCCTAGGACATTTTTTATCTATCAATGAAATTGCTGATGAACTAAGAACTACAAACAACAGTATTCAAATTGGTCTAAGTGGTATACCCAAGGATCCACAAGAACCAGATCAAACAAACTATTTGGCTTTGATCTTACAAACACGTATCAAAGGCAGTCGAGTTGAATTGTATCGTATTTTCTTTGATCCGGATACCTATGAATTTTTATCCGATCAAACCAGTCTAAGATTCAGTGGTTATATCAGCAACTATACATTGACTGATACTGTGGATCAACAGACTAGACTTGCCAGCAATATGATTATGATTCAATGTGCCAGCATTCACAGCATATTGGAACGTAGAATCACAGGACGTAGAACTAATCGAACAGATCAACATAGACTATATCCTTCTGACACATCAATGGATCGCGTCAGTGTTATCAGTGGAACCAGTTTTGATTTTGGCAGACCCTACTCGGGCGCAGGCACTGGTGGTGGTTCAGGTAGTAATGTGCCAGGCACACCTATTGGTAATTTTAATAATGGACAAGTTGAATCAGGAGCGGGTCTATGATTCGTCTAGCTACTACAGCGGATATAGATTGTTGTGCTGATCTTGTGGAACAATTTCTACAAGAAACTGCCTATAGTGCCTCAAGACAGCTAGGACAAAATCGTGCACACATTTGTCGCATCGTTTGGACCTGTTTACAGCAGGGATCTATTTGGCTAGCAGACAAAGACAGTCAAACCGTGGGTATTCTAATCGCTGTGCGTGAACCAGTGTTTTGGCAACCAGAATTAGTCTGTTATAGAGAATTATTGTGGTTTGTAAGGCCTGAGTATAGATCCACTAGTTTAGGTGGTAGATTGTTCAAAAAATACCAAGAAACTGCTGAAAAAATGAAGAAATTAGGCGAAATCGAAGGATATTTTACCACAAAAATGACCACTACCTCAAGTATTGATTTAGAGCGTCGTGGCTTTAGATTAACCGAAATGACTTACTTAAAGGAATAACGCCGTGCCAGTTTTTACCGCCATTGCCACGTATATTGTTGAAGCCGCAGTCACAGCCGCTTATGCCGCTGGAGTAACCATATCAGCCGCTGCTGCCAGTTATGCCATATCTGTGGTTGCTATTGGTCTCAGCGTGACCACAAGTAGATTAATCAATGGCACCGGCAGTCGTGGTGGAGCTGGCACACAGGATCAAGGTGTTCGCATTCAACTTCCACCTAACACAGAAATAAAAATACCCATAGTCTATGGACAGGCATTTCAACAAGGTATTATTACAGATGCACGTATTGGCAATCAAAATCGAACAATGACCTATGTGCTTACACTCAGTGAACAAACTGCGTCAGGCACATTTAGTGTAGATCGTATATATTGGAATGATCAAGAACTAGTGTTCAAAGCTGATGGATACACAGTTGACAGCAGCATAGCTGCGGATGGATCAACTAATAATAACCTTAACGGTCTAGTTCGTGTTTGGGTCTATGCTGGTGGTAGTAGTTCAGCCAATCAGATCAAAGGTCCTACACCCGCAGTCAATGCCTATGATATTTTTGCCGATGGCACAACCTCAGCATATGCTATGTCTGACCTAGTCTTTGCTGTGATTCAATTAGACTACAATGGTGAAAAGGGTGTCACAGGTTTACCAGCAATCACATTTGAATTATTCAATAGTTTGAAGAATCCGGGTGATGTTTGGGTTGATTATATCACAAACACACGTTATGGAGCAGCATTTGATATTAGTCAAATCAATACTGCAACCGCCATTGGATCTACCACAACCAGTTTGAAATCTATCAGTGATGAAATACCCACACTACAATACGAACCTTGGCCTGAAACAACTAGCACTACCTATACAGCAACCAATCAAGTTCGTTATGAAATTAATGGTGTTATCAATACCGGTGACACCGCAAAAACTAATCTAGAAAAGATTAACTTTGCATCAGCAAGTTGGACCACATATGACCATAGAACTGGACAATGGAAAATTGTGCCAAATCGTGCATTAACTGTGGGTGAACTCAGCGAATGTAGATCTTATAGTGATGACAACATAACCAGCGATATACAGATCACTGCTACACCATTAGAAGATCTATATAATCGTGTGGAAGTAAGTTTTGCCAATCGCGGCACAAGAGATCAAACTGATTATTATACCACAGCAACCGATGCCAGTGAATTGAATACTTTGGAACCTGTTAATCGTATGCAGATTCAAACTGCATTATGCAATAACGCTATTCACGCTGGACGCATTGCCAATATTGAGTTGAAACAGAGCCGCATTGACCTAGTTATTAGTTTCCAAACAGACTACACAGGTCTACAAACAGAAGCTGGTGATGTTATCAAGGTCTCATCCAGTGTATATGGTTTTGACAATAAGTTATTCCGTGTAACTCGTGTTAGAGAAACTGAAGGCGCTGATGGTGTATTAGCCGCAGAAATCACAGCATTAGAATACAGCAATACAATCTATTCTGATGTATTTTTATTAGGTTATCCAGATCGGGCAGTGAGTGACATTCCTGCAGCTAACAGCACTACAGGATTACCGGCCCCTGGTAAACCATTTATCAGTTATTCTACCACTACAGAAGCAGTTCCATATTTTATACTACAAACAGAGCTGGCTAATTCGGGTTATCCAGTAGATACTGTAAGTTTTTATTATAGCAACACATCCACTTCAAGTTTTATGTTGTTAAAAGATTTGGCGCCAGTGGGTAGTCAATTCTATCCAGGTAATACAGCAACCTATATTGTTAACACAATACCCTATGGAACTTGGTATTTTAGAACACAGACAAATCGACAGGGTAATCACAGCGATGTCAGTGTAGTCAGTGATGCATTCTTATGGGAGCCAGCACCGGGCACAGGCGGAGGTGGATATTATCCTCCAGGAGGTGGTGGTGATCCAGGACAGGTGGATGTTTTACCATAATTTATGTCTAATACACAGAATTTTTATATGGGTGATAAATATTCGAAACGCCCATATACTTCATAACACCTCAGTGTTATGATTTTACAACTTATTGGAGATTATGATGGCTGGAGTTTTAACTTTTTCACAATATCTGGGAGGACCAGATAACATCAATATTGAGCAGATATTTCCATCTACTCAACGCACCTTACAGTATAACTTCAGCCGCGATATCACAGGTTGGACATTTCACGTAGATCATCAAACCATAGTGGTTGATCAAATGAGTTTTGATCGTGATGGCACACCTAATTTTGCTACGAGCACAGTTATTGGACGTTTTCCTAGCACAGTTTTAACCACAGCCACTTATGTCAGCGTAGTCAATGCTGGCACTGGTTTGGTCAATATCACAGCACCAGGTGGAATGTATTCGGGACCAATCTATGCTGATGCTCGTAAAAATGTTCCAATCACAGTTGTGGGTGTAACTTGGACAGATGCTGCTGTTCCACTTCCTCAAGTCAATACACATCGTTGGGCCTTTATTCAGTGTTATGAACCCGGAGTAGATCCCACAGATCCTACACAAGATCCTGCATATACAGCAATAGGATAACATCGTGGCTAATATCTTTACAGTCACGCAGGTTGTATATGGCTTCACTGCTACCATAGCAGCACAGCCTGATTACTCAGTCACAATTGACAACACAACCATAACGGTTCATAATACCTCAACACAGGTTGTGGCTATAACCACACAAACGCAGGTTAATATCATTCAAAATGGTGTTATCAGCACTTACCAACCCAGCTACTATAATGCCGATGTATTTTCCGGCAATGGCGTTCAAATTAATTTCACACTAACACAGGCTCCAGTAGATCTTTACAGCACCGAAGTCACAGTAGGTGGTGTCACTCAAGTTCCTGGTGTCAGTTATACACTAAATTCTAGCACTGTGGTATTCAGTCAAGCACCTATTGTGGGCACTAACAATGTTTTGGTGCAATACTACACATTATTAGCCGCTGTAGCAATACCAGGACCTGTAGGACCAGCTGGTTCGGCAGGACCGCAGGGACCAAGAGGACCACAGGGACCACAGGGTGTGGCAGGACCACAGGGACCACAAGGAGCACAAGGTAATCCTGGCACAGGTATTCGCATATTAGGCAGTGTCACAAATGTAGTGAATCTACCAGGATATCCCAGCAGTTATGGGGGTTCAATCAGTGATAGTTATTTGGTTACCAGTTC